ACCTGTCGGCGGCTATGGGCGTTAAGACTTGGATTGTTGTACCGATACTGCCTTATTACCTATGGGCAAAGCCGGGGTCCAAGACCGAGTGGTACGACAGTGTGACATTATTTAGGCAAGAAGCCTACGGTGATTGGAGCGGGCCTTTCCGCAAAATTAAGCAACAACTTGAGAGTATAGGAGGCGAAAATGCCAACTCAAACAGGGTTTTGGATACAAGTAAAGAATGGCGAAGTGAAGCAAGTTTGGGATTACAAGCCTGACCCTGCTCGTATGTCAGAAGAAGGTGGGTGGCGCGCTGCTGTAGAAGTTAAGCCTGATCTGGTTGATAACCGCGAGATTATGACTACGCACAGCTTTGATCTGGATGCGGACCCCGCACAGATTGTCTGGGGCAAGCGCGAGCTTACTGTTGACGAGCGCAAAGGTGCTTTGGTTGGACAGGCTAACGCTGCGTTCCAAGAAGTAGTTAACGTCGAAACAGCTAAGCAACTTGATGACGATCCGGCTAGTGTTTATGACGCCGCTGCTGTAGCTACGGCACAGACTACGCTGACTGACCGATTAGCTGCAATTAACGCAGCGACTACCCACGACGAAGTTGACGCGCTCTAAGGAGTAGGACATGTCAGACAGATACCCCGGCGGTCTAATCCGCAAAACACCCCCTACCATTACGCCCCCAGTTGATGGCGAGGGCGGCTCTGCGCCGGGTATTTGGACCACAGATCAAGTTGCTTACTATGAGAAGGAAGGACTTTGGCCCAAGCCTGTTTTGCCGAGGGAGTTGTATGCTACAGGAAAAAACAACATAGGGCAGTTGGGTCAAAACAATACTATAAGTCAGTCTTCTCCTGTGCAAGTAGGGTCTTTAACTACTTGGAATGACATGAGCGTCAATTACGAGACCTCCGTAGCTACTACAACCGACGGTAAGCTGTATTATTGGGGAGACGGAAATGCGGGGCGTAATGGAACAGGGTTTCAAAACCCTCCCTACGTATCTTCACCCGTGCAAATAGGTTCTTTGACTAATTGGGACAAGGTTTTTTGTGCAACCGAAACTGTGGCCGCAATTAAAACCGACGGCACGCTTTGGACTTGGGGGAACAACTCTAACGGGCAACTAGGCTTTTATAGTGCTAACACGTCCTCTCCAACCCAAGTTGGGTCAGATACCAATTGGTTAGATGCTAGAGCGGGCATTGAGATTACCTTTTTGGCTTTAAAAACAGACGGCACAATATGGTCTTGGGGGCGAAACCAATTTGGTTCAGCGGGCCAAAATAGTGCTATAGAATACTCCTCTCCGGTACAAATAGGGTCTGGAACAGACTGGGCCTACATAGGCAAAGGCGTTTATCATTCAGGGGCAATAAAAACCGACGGGTCTTTGTGGATGTGGGGTTATGGTGATGATGGGGCATTGGGACAGAACAGCCTAGATACTTATTCGTCTCCGGTTCAAGTAGGCGCGTTAACGACGTGGGCGAAGATAGCTTTAGGCAGGGGCCTCACTTTTGCAGTTAAGACCGACGGGACGCTATGGGCGTGGGGGCGCAACGGAGGAGGAAATTTAGGTATAAACAGCAATGTTTCCAAATCTTCTCCTGTGCAAGTAGGGTCTCAAACAAACTGGAAAACTCCCGGCGTAGGCCGTTACGCGGTGCTTACAACAAAAACCGACGGCACATTATGGGCGTGGGGGGCTAACTTCCAAGGGGAATTAGGTATAAACAACACTGTTTACAAATCTTCTCCCGTGCAGGTAGGGTCCGAAACTAATTGGGATTTTGCCGAAAGCACTCAAGATGAAGGCCACTCTCTCATACGAACACTAGGATAACTCTTGAATCTAAACTTCTCTTACAACATGCAGCCGTCCAAAGCCTATATCATTAGGGTCGAGGGCAACGAAGACTCAGAGAAGAAAGCTGAGCACTGTGCAAACTCCTGCGAAGAGGCAGGCCAAGAGTGGGAATACTGGGAAGCCTACAACGGTATAGACGGAGAGCTGAAAGCCCCGTCGCACCACAACGCGATTATGGATTGCATCAAGGTAACCGACCACTACATGACGCGGGGCGAAGTAGCCTGTGCGTTGTCCCACATTAGCCTGTGGGCGAAGTGCGTTGTTGAGGATCAGCCGTTAATCATCCTCGAGCACGATGCGGTGATGGTGCAGAAATACGAGCAGCACGCAGTCTATAACTCGATTTGTTACTTAGGTAGCCACGAGCAGGTAAAACAGGGTTGGCAGGTACTGCCGACGCCACCCCACGCAAGTGAAGGGCCAAACTACCATTTTATGTGCCGTGCCCACGCTTATGCGATTGACCCTGCGGTAGCGAAGAACATGTTGGCCCACGTAATTAAAATGGGGATTTGCGCGCCACTGGACATACTGATCCGCGCTGACATCTTCCCAATACACCAAATGGGTGTGTATGCCTACAACGAGTGGGACGGGGACAAGATGAACACAACGATTAAAGGCCGCCCACTGGAAGGCCGCAGCACCAAGCGAAACGACGATCTGTCTATATGATTCCTAAAATAGTACACCTATCGTGGAAGAGTAAGGACCTGCTAGACAGCGAAAGCCCCTTGGTAACGGAGGGCGTCAAGAAGCTCATCGAGTTGAACCCGAACTGGGAAGTCACGATATACGACGACGCCGAAGTGGATGCCTACTTACAAGAGCAGTTAGAGCCGCAGCTTTATGCGCTGATTGCCGATAAACACATAGTACAGAAGACCGACCTGTGGCGCCTAATCAAGCTCTATATCGAGGGCGGCCTGTACATGGACATCGACCGGTTTGTAGATACGCCGTTAGATGACTTGCTAGATGAGGGTACGAAGTGGGTTGTGCCGACATGCAGGGATTACGACTTCTCGCATGATTTTATGATGACAGCCCCGCAGAATCCTGCCTACCAAGTGGCAGCAAATTTGTATTTAGAGCGGTTAAAACAGGGACATAACAGTATCTATTTTCTTGGCCCACAGACGTACATGCACGCGATTACTATGGTGCTAATGGGCGAGATGATAAATACCGACCCCGGCGTAGAAGTATTTGAAAAGATTAGGGAAACGATGGAAGCCGCAGGCTTCATCAAGACGTACCGAGAAGACCCGCCTTACGACACGATTATTTACCGTAATGGCACTTTGGGGTTAGACTGGGAACAAGAGAAACGAGCGTTCTATGCCGAGTCAGGGCTAAAGCACTGGTCGGGTGAGTGGTAGGAGTACCCATGAGATGACCGAGCTAGAGCTAGAAGCGATGATACAGCGTGCTGCGGAGGCGGGGGCTAAAAAAGCCTTACGTGACGTGGGGTTACAAGACGACGACGCTGTGCATGACTTGCGGGAAGTACGCGCCCTTCTAGACTCTTGGCGGGCAGTGAAACGCACAGCGGGTAAGACCCTTACCCAGATCATCACGACGCTTATACTCGGTGCGCTCCTCGCGGGTACTGCCGCTAGCTCTTATTTCGACTTCACGACAAAGCAATGATAAGCCATGACGCACTTGTTTCTGCTCATGGTACTGGTCAACGGCCAGATACAGTCTTCGGACATGTATTTTTATGACATCAACAGGTGCAACTACTTCGCGAATGCGATTGTTAGGGGGAAGGTAGAACAGACACTTAGATACGAGCCTAGAGGTGTGGCCCTTGCAGCTTATTGTTTACCACGAAGGGCAGACCCCGAAGAAGTGAGGCCGTACTGATGGACCCGTTAACCATAAGTGCCTGTATAGCGGGGGCTACCCGCGCCTATAACCTAGTTGCGAAGTGCGTAAACGCCGGACGAGAGATAGAAGACACGGCCCAGTACATAGGCAAGTTCTTTGACTCGAAGGAGAAAATCCTAGAGATCGAGAAAGAAAATCAGCACGGCCCTAAGTTCCTGCGAGGCTCGTCAGTAGAAGCTCAAGCCTTAGAAATACAAATGGCTAAGCACAAAACGCAGCAGATGGAGTCGCAGCTTCGTGAACTTATTGTCCTGTACGGGCCGGGCGAGGCGTTTTACAACGAGATGATGAGGACGCGGCGCACAATACGTCAAGCTCGTCTAGCTGCTGCGGAGGCACGGGCTAGGAAGAAACGGTTTATAATTGATGGTGTTCTGATTCTTCTTATGGCCGGAGCGACAGTAGGCATAATTTCTTTGATGATAAGCTTGGTATCTTAATATGAAGCTAGACCCGGTCCTTCTTAACATGGCCTGTTCGTGGTCAATGAAGGCATATAACGACAAGAATAAGGACGCAATCAAGATAGAGTCAGCAATGACTTCTACTACCGCCTACGTGGTAAAGCGCAAGACCATAGACATCATAGTGTTCCGTGGCACGCAGCAGATAGGTGATTGGGCGTTTAACTTGTTCCCTGTGCCTGTACCGTATGCCGGTCGGCTTTGTCATGGCGGGTTTGTTGCTGCACATGCCTCTGTCTGGGACGAGATTGAAGAGCACATAGACTACAGTAAGCGTACGCTAATCTGTGGGCACAGTCTGGGTGGGGCGCTAGCTGAACTGACGGCAGCCAAATTAAACGGCAAACACGACAACCTGAGCCTGATTACGTTTGGTAAGCCCAATACGTTCTTCAAAGGGTTTAAGCGTCGTATGAAGCTAGACGACCAGATTTCAGTAGTAAACGGTAGCGATTCCGTGGCTAGGGTACCCCGCCTGTGTTATGGGCCTAGTAAATCGCAAAACATGCTGTACTTCTCTAATGGTGGCGTGGACTACATAAACCCAAGCAAGTACCTGCGTAGGAAAGACAGGGGCATCAAAGACCGCGTCGCAGACCACTTTATGGACGGCTACAAAGAACGACTCGATAAATTCCTAGAGGACCAGAAAAATGGCAAGACTGGCGTTGATATTTAGCATAGCTTTACTAATGACTTCTTGTACTACGATCGAGCAAGTACGCGAAAACAAAGAGATTTATTGCTCGGGCCTATACAAAGGCATGCGTGCTGTTGGCCGTACTGCCCTGTCCGCTACTGCGGGTGTAGTTTTACCTGATGTGTGCGATACCATTGACGAAATAGTAGAAGAGGAAAACGCCGAAGACGGCGTAACCAAAAGCGCTGAATAATATGTACACATTGGCCAAAATGCTCTTAGTTTTGAAGCAGTTATGACCGAAAAACTACTTGAGATGCTTAAACGCCATGAGGGTGTAGAGCACCATATTTACCGGTGCAGTGCCGGTTTTTGGACTATAGGCGCAGGGCGTAATGTGGACCCGCGAGGCGGCTTAGGGCTGTCCGATGATGAAGTCGATTACCTGCTAGAGAATGACATCCTGCGCGTCGTCAAAGAGCTAAGTACCGAATATCCTTGGTTTAATAGC